TACAAACCCGTCTCTGCTACGGGATTAACCAACAACGAGCCGGTGCATGATTGGTCATCCCACCCGAGTGACGCGCTTCGCATGATTGCCGAGGCCGAGGTGGCCGGCATGCTGCCCATGGGTGGACCCAAGCGCGAAGCCGTGGTGGTCCGCACCGGATTCCGCGACAAGATCGTGGTGCGCCGGTGACATGCATAAGCCGTAAACATATCCCCACCGACATGTCGAAATTCCTGCACATTCTAAACATGAAACCACCCGCCCAACTCGTCTACGAACTCTACGATGCGGAAAGTCCGCGCACCTTCCAACAAGACCTTCAGCTGCATTTGGCCCACGGCTACGTGTTCTCCACCCCGGAGGAATTCCTCATGGGCAGGCCGGTCGAGAGCAAGGCCGATCCCGAGGACATCCGCAACCCCGCGGTGGTCTTCGACCGCGACGATTGCGATTGCTGGTACATTTACGCCTACGCCACGCGCAATCCCTGTTTTGAAAATTGGGCGGGATTAGTCGAAAAAGTGTTGTCATGGATGCCGTACGAGTTACCACTCGCTGCATGGGAAAGGCGCAAGCATGACCGCATGCTCTTTTTTCCGATCAAGAGATTCCAACAAATCACCAAGCACCTATGAGATTCAACACGCGCTCACGCCTGGACATGACCACCCGCTGTTACATGGGCGGCATGTTCTCCCGACCCAGCCCGCCGCGGGCACCGAAGTTTACCATGCCGCCTCCTCCACCGCTGCCTCCTCCGCCTCCTCCGCCGTTGCCTCCTCCTCCTGCTCCTCCGATGCCGAAAATGCCGAGCATGCCCACGCCGCCTCCACCGCCTACGCCCGCGCCTCCTTCTCCTCCTACCGGAGGCCCCAACCGCGCCGAAATGACCCAAGCGCAAAGCATGACCCGCGCCGATCAGCAAAAACGCAAAAGCCAAGCCGCGACATTGCTGGCCGGCGAAACCGGCGGATATGTCAATCCGGCCACCGGTCCGCGCTCGCTTCTCGGTTAGGGATTAGTCGAAAGGCATGGACCAGACCAAAGACCTTGTCCGGTTAGGCGAGTATGTTCTCACCCGCCACCAAGACATGCTGTCCAACCGGAAGGTCTGGGACACGCTATGGCAGGACATTGCCGACTTCTGTCTGCCCAGAAAAGCGGAGATCACCAACAAGCGCGAGTACCCGGACACGCACCGCAATGACGTGCTCTTTGACAGCACGGCCATCTACGCCAACGCGGTCTTGGCCAACGGTCAGCTGTCTTACATGTCGCCGGCGGACAGCCGTTGGTTTGTTTACGAGCCGCCCTCGGTGGTCAAAGGCAACGACAAGGCCAAGGCGTGGTTCCAGCAATGCAGCGAAATCGTCCAGCTGAATCTGGCCAACAGCAACTTCTACTCCGAGGTCCATGAACTCTATTTTGACGATGGCACGTTTGGCACTTACGCGATGTTTTGCGAACCTGGCCGGCGCCAGCCGGTTACTTTCACCACCTTCCCGTGCGGTTCGTTCTGCATCGGGGAGGATGACGAGGGCCTGGTGGATACGCTCTTCCGCGAAATCAAGATGACCTGTCTGCAAGCCGCGGACAAATTCGGGGAGGAAAACCTCTCCGAGAAGATGCGGAAGCAGGTCGAGGAATACCGCAAGACGGGCAAGGGCGGAAACACGCTGCACGATTTCATCCACGCCATCTACCCGCGCCGGCACAAGGACCGCGATGCGGGCAAAAAAGACGGCGAAAACAAGCCGATTGCCAGCGTCTACGTGGACAAGGCGGCCAAGCACGTGGTGCGGACGAGTGGATTTGACGAGCAGCCTTTCTTTGCCGGTCGCCACATGAAGTGGGGCGATTCGCCCTACGGATGGTCCCCGGGTTGGATGGCCCTGCCCGAGGCGCGTCAGCTGAATTTTCTGGTCAAGCAGATGGATGCCTTGGCCGAGGTCAAAGCCTTCCCGCGGGTGCTCATCCCGAGCACGCATGAGGGCGAAGTCGATTTGCGTTCGGGAGGGTTTACCTACTTCGACCCGATGAATCCCAATGCCTTGCCCAAAGAATGGCTAACCCAAGGCGAGTACCAGATCGGCCTGGAGCGCGAGAAGCGCAAGGAGATGGCCATTCAGCGGGCCTTCCACGTGGACCTTTTTCAAATGTTTGCCATGCTCGACCAGAAGCAGATGACGGCGAGGGAAGTTGCCGAGAGGGCCTCGGAAAAGCTGGTGCAATTCTCGCCCACCTTCGCCCGCAAGACCACCGAGCTATTCAACCCGCTGCTCCGCCGCGTCTTCAATATCCACCTGCGCCAAGGTCTTTTCCCGCCTCCGCCCCCGGATGTCATCGTGATGAACGAGGTGACCGGCATTCCCGAGATCCCCGAGCCGGAAGTGACCTACACGTCCCGCGTGGCTCTGGCCATCAAGTCGCTGCACAACCTGGCCTTCATGCGGACGATGGAACGCTTGGCACCGCTTATCCCGCTCAAGCCCGAGATCCTCGACAACTTCGACATGGACAATGTCAGCCGCGACCTCGGTCGCAATGACGGCGTGCCCTCGGATTGGATCACCGACGAGGACGAGCGCGACAAGATGCGCGAGGAGCGGGCCGCGCAAATGCAGGCCATGCAGGAGCAGCAGCAGATGATGGCCCAGGCGGACATGGCGGCCAAGGCCGGCTCGATCAAGAGTGACAGCATGGTGGGACAAGCCTTGCAGCAAGCCCTATGACATCTGACGCCGTTCTGGAATCAGACAAAAAAGCGCAAAGGGTGACCAATGCCTACCACCGCGTTTTCCAGAGCGAGGACGGCAAGATCATCCTCGATCATCTTCACAATTATTTTCGCACCAACCGGCCCGCTTTCCAGCGGTCCATGCACAACGCCTACGATCCGCTCCATGCCGCGATGAGGGATGGACAGCGCGAAGTGATTTTGTTCATCGAGCACAAGCTGGCCGAGCCGGCGGTGGGCGATGACTTTGACGAACCCAAAACCAAGATCGTGCGATAGCAGGGTGGAGAAGAAGTAACTCGCCAGGTTCATAACCTGGAGATCACCGGTGCAATTCCGGTCCCTGCAACTTGCGCGGGATTAGTCGAAAAACAAATCACCATGGACACAACCACAGCACCAGCCGGGGAGGCCGCGGCAACGCCGGCTTCCGAAACCTCGACACCCACCACGCTGCTCAACACGGCGCCACCCGCGGGCGAAACCCCGAGCCAGCCCGCCCCGATTGCGGAAAAGCCCGAGTGGCTTCCCGACAAGTATTGGCGCGATGGCAAGGCCGACTACGAATCCATGGCCAAAGGATTCCGAGGTCTGGAGCAGCTGCTCGGCAAAAAGAGCCAAGCGGTGGTCATCCCCAACGAGAAGAGCACGCCCGAAGAGGTGGCCGAATTCCGCAAGGCACTCGGCATCCCGGAAAAGGCCGACGATTACTTGGGTTCACTCAAGCCACAGGCCCTGCCCGATGGCGTGCAGTTTGACGAGAGCATGGCGAAAGCAGCCGCGGAACTGGCGCACAAGCACAACATTCCGCCCGCGGCAATGAAGGAACTGGCCGCCTTGCAAATTGGACACGTGCAGGCCATGGCCCAAGCCAGCGAGCAGATGGTCATGCAGCAACTCGACGCCGGAAGGCAGCAGCTGCAAAGCGACTTTGGCGACAAGTTCGGGGAGAAGCTCGAACTGGCCAAGCGTGCCGCCATCACCGCCGGCATCGATCCGACCAGCCGCGGCTTTGCCGATCCGGCCATGGTCAAGCTGGCCGTTTGGGCCGCCGAGCAGATTGCCGAGGACAAGCTGGTCAGCAGCAATGCCAGCCCAATGCAAGTGGGCCGCGACCGCGCCATGGACATCATCCGCAACCCGGACAACCCGATGCACCGCCGATACCACGAAGGTGACGAGGACGTTGTCCGCCAAGTCCGCTCCTACCTGTCCCAGAAATGAAGCCGCAACTCTTGGTGGTGGTGAGCGACCTGCACTGTGGCAGTGAGGTGGGCCTGCTCCCGCCCGAGGTGGAAACGCACTCGGGCAACACGGTGGGTTTTGGCTCCAATCACCACCAAGAGTGGCTGTGGGACAAGTGGACCGAGGCACAGGAGCGCGTCCTGGCCTTGGCCGGCGATGATCCGTTTGTCCTTTTGTGCAACGGCGATGCCACCGAGGGCATCCATCACAGGTCGCCCGAGGTGATCGCTTCGCGCATCGAGGACCATTGCCGCATGGCCGCCGCGGCCCTCAAAGGCTACGCGGAAAAAGCGTCCAGCGTGCTCATCACCCGCGGCACCGAGTGTCACACGCACAATGTGGAAGACTACTTGGCCAGCATCCTCGGGGCCGGCGAAGCCCGCGACCATTGGCTCTTCACGATCAACGGCACGCTCTGCAATGCCACGCACCACATGCCGGCCACGGGCCGCGCCTACTTGGAGTCTGGCGCCATGTCGATCACGCTGGGCAACGCCAGAATCAACAGCATCCGCGCCGGCCATCCGGTCCCGAGCGTATTCCTCCGCGCCCACCGCCACTGTGGCGGATGGTACACGGACGGCGCTGGCATCCTCGCCGTGACCGGCGGTTGGCAATTCCTCACGCGGCACGGGAAGAAAGTGGTGCCCGACAGCATCCCGAGGCCCAGCGTCCTGGTGCTCGATTGGCGCGGCCTGGGCGAGGGCACGCTGCCCCACGTCCACAATCTCACCTTCAACCCGCCGGCACCGGCCATCACCGATCTATGAGCAACATCACGCACGAACAAATCAACGCTTCGCTGAAAAAGTTCAGTCAAGAATTGGCCAACTCGACCACCACCGAGGCCGAGGAGGTTCCGCCCGGATGGTTCACCGTGGCCGAACTGGCCGAGGAAATCGGCAAGTCGCACTGCACCACCAGCGAGCGCGTCCGGCGCATGCTCAAGCGCGGCCAGGTCGAGCGGGAGGATTTCACGATCAAGCTCGACCAGCGCATCCGTCCGGTGCCGCATTACCGGCTCAAAGCCACGTGACCTATGGCCCGCGTCCCGACCATGCGGTTCAAATACGATGGCAGCTGGTGGCGCGTGAAGATCCAGCGTCCGCCGGCCCGCGAGTGTTTGGAAGGCATGGCCGATTACGAGACGCGCACCGTCTACCTCGATCCGCGGGCCGTGGCGGCCAACGGTCTGGGCATCATCGTCCATGAGATCGCCCACGTGGTCCTGCCCCACGTGGCCGAGGAACCCGTGCTCGAACTGGAGCGCATCTGCTCGGCGGTGGCCAAGTTCACCGCCAAGCACGCCAAGGGGTGCATCACCATCGGACACCACAAGCCGGCATGACGCTCGTTCCGCTGATCATCACCACG